GAAAAATTGGGAGGAAGCCGTTACGGAGAATGCAAAAGGAATACTTGCTTCTACTATGAAGGAAGAAATCAGTGAATTAGTAAAAGAATCTCTATCTGAAGAGGAGATTGAAGACGAAGTGTCAGTCGCAGCAATGGAAGGTGAAAAAATGGAAGAAGGTGAAGAAATGGAGGAATCTATGAAACACGAAACAAAAGAACAAGAAGAACTTGACATCGAAGACGACATGGAGGTAGAAGACGAAGATGATATGGAGGATGATTCCGATGAGGATGAAGACGACATTGAAATTGACTCTGATGAAATGCTTATGATGGATTTACCAGGTGATGATTTAGAAGTTGACGATGAAGAAGAAATTCTTTTACCGCTTGACTTAACAGGTGCATCTGACGAAGAAATCCTTAAGGTCTTTAAAGCTATGGGTGAAGAAGACGGAATCGTTGTTACACAAGACGGTGACGAAATCACACTTAAAGATGAAGAGGCTGATGTTGAATATCAAATTCAAATGGAGGAGTTCGGAGGTAAAAAAGGTGACGACTCTAAATCACATAAGGATTATGAAGAATCAAATGAAGAATACGGAGGTAAGAAAGGAGACGACTCAAAATCTCACAAAGATTATGAGGAATCAAATGAAGAATACGGAGGTAAGAAAGGTGATGATTCAAAATCTCATAAAGATTACGAAGCTAATGAAGGCGACGAAGTCGTTTATGAAATCGAAATTGGAGAAGATGACGGAAATTATTTTGGTGATGCAGCTGAGGACGACTACTCACAAATTGAGAAGTTGAAGAAAGATGCTCATTACGATGCTGAAAGACATCACAAGGACGAACATTATGAAGAGTATGGAGGTAAGAAAGGAGACGATTCAAAATCCCACAAGGATTATGAAGAGACTAATGAAGGTGGTGCTAAAAAAGGTGACCAATCTAAAACTCGTAGTGACTATAAAAACTTCAAAGATACTGACCCTAATTACCACGGTAAGGACGGTGAGTCTCATGGAGACCAAGGTGACCACGAAGCGGACTATGAAGAGGCTAAAGAAGGTATGATAAGAAGTCATGCTGTTGGTTCTAAAGCTTCATCTGAAAAGTCTAAAGGATTACCAAAACCACATTCTATTCCTAACAAGGCAAGATACAATGAATCACTTGAGAAAGAAGTAAGACAATTAAGAGAAAAGAATGAAGAGTACCGTAAGGCACTTAACATCTTTAAAGAAAAACTTAATGAAGTTGCGGTTTTCAATTCAAATCTAGCATATGCAACTCGACTGTTCACTGAGCATTCGACAACAAAACAAGAGAAAATAAACATTTTAAGACGTTTCGATTCTGCAGATACAATCAAAGAATCAAAAGGTCTTTATAAGATAGTTAAAGAGAACTTAGAATCTAAAGAGAATTCTTCAGTAGTGACTGAATCAGTTTCAGCTAAGGTACAAAAGTCTCCATCTAAAGGTTCGGCAACAAATCTTATCGAAAGTAAAACTTATGAAAATCCTCAATTTATGAGAATGAAGGATTTAATGGGTAAACTTCAAAAATAAAATTACTTAAAAAACAATACTAAAATGGGAGCATTATTAGAATCAGGTCTTGTTGGTAACATTGGGTTAAAACACCTAAAAGTTATTAAAGAAGACACAATCAACAAATGGGACAAATTAGGATTCTTAGAGGGTCTTAAAGGTCACGTAAAAGAGAACATGGCACAATTATATGAAAACCAAGCTTCTCACTTAATTAACGAAGCATCTGCATCAGATAACTCAGGTTCATTTGAGACAGTTGTCTTCCCTATCATTAGAAGAGTATTCTCTAAATTATTAGCTAATGATATCGTTTCAGTACAAGCGATGAACTTACCAATCGGTAAATTATTCTACTTTGTACCTAAAATTCAGAACAGAAATAACGACGCGTTAAACACACACGTAGCACCTTTCGGAGCACCTAATGGTCCTTCTGGTACGTCAGTAAACTACGGTTCAAATAAAAACCTTTATGATAGATTCTACGAAGGTGAAGTACCTAACTCAGACCCAGCAGGTTTATTTGATTACTCTAAAGGAGCATATTCAGCAATTACTGCACCGTTAACAAACGTAGTTTGGGCAGGTTCTGAGTTATCAACAACTGTTGGTACTGCTTACGTAGGTAACGTAAGACAAGTACTTGTTGCTTTATCAGGTTTCTCATCTGCAGGTCAAGGTAAATTAATCGGACCTAACGGTAACGAACAAGATACTGAAGAGTTCTTATCATCGTTAGTTGTAAGTAGTGGTAGTACTTACTACAACTTTAACGTTGTTACTCAGAAGTATGGTAAAGGTATCGTACAATACGGTGGTGAAGTTCCTACAACTTTCCCAGGTGGAAAATATGACGATATCTGTACTGCTGACGGTGTAATCTACTTAGCTGTTGACACTTCAACTCCAGCAGTTGCAGGAGTCTCATTAGACGGTTACACAGGTACAACATTCGCGGCTAATCCAGCATTTAACGCGACATATAGAATATATAAAGATTTAGAATTCGAAGACCAAATTGGTGAAGTTTCTTTCGACCTTGATGCAGTTACTGTATCGGTTACAGAAAGAAAATTAAGAGCTCAGTGGTCTCCAGAATTAGCACAAGACGTTTCGGCGTTCCACAACATTGATGCTGAAGCTGAATTAACAGCTTTATTATCAGAGCAAGTGGCGGCTGAAATTGACCGTGAAATCTTAAGAGACTTGAGAAAAGGTGCGGCTTGGACATTACGTTGGGATTACAACGGATGGAAGAGAGTGTCTAATGGTTCAGTTAACTATAACCAAAAAGACTGGAACCAAACGTTAATCACTGCGATTAACCAAATCTCAGCTCAAATCCACAAATCAACATTAAGAGGTGGAGCTAACTGGATTGTAGTTTCTTCGGAAATTTCAGCAATCTTTGATGACTTGGAGTACTTCCACGTTTCAAATGCGGCTCCTGACCAAGACCAATACAATATGGGTATTGAGAGAGTAGGTACATTATCTGGTAGATACCAAGTATATAGAGACCCTTACTTCCCACCTAACACTGTATTGATGGGACACAAAGGTTCTTCTTTATTGGATACAGGGTACGTTTACGCACCGTATGTACCATTACAGTTGACACCTACAATGTATAACCCATTCAACTTCACACCTATCAAGGGTATCATGACTAGATACGCTAAGAAGATGGTTAATAACCGTTTCTATGGTAGAATCGTTGTTGATGGTGTTAGAACGTTCGACTTGAACTCTTTAAGATAATATATCTTAATATGAATATAAAAGGGGACCTTATTGGTCCCCTTTTTTATTGGTATACTTTCTACGACAATGAGGTGAGTCTTCACCAAAATACAAACATCTTAAAATTTCATTCTCAACTCTTAGAGGTTGAAACTCATCAGCATCATTTGGTCTATGACCTTTATTACGTGCCTTTATCATAATCATTTCATTTTCCACAATTTTAGTACTCATTTCACTTTTAGTCATAATCTATTTTTTTGTTGCATAAAAAAAGGGACAATGTCCCTTTTTAATAAATTAATTTAAGCTTTATGAACTTCAGGTTCAGGAACAGAATTTTCTTTTTCCTCAGGTGGAGTAGTTAAAACTCTAATTGCTCTTGAAATTACTTCAGACTCTTCAATACTGAATGCACCTCTTTTATGTGCTGATTTTGCGGCATGTACTACACAGTACAATGATTGGTCCGCGTTCAGATTTTGAACAAATTTGTCCAAATCTTGAAGTTGTGTATAGTTAATCGTATCAAATAGAGTACCGATAGGTTTTGGTTGTTCTTCCACTTGTTGTTCAGTACCATTTTCTTCTAAAACCTCGTTAACCTTATCCTCTACAGGTTTAGTTTCGGTTTTCTTTGTTCTAGTTTTTCTTGGTGTTGTTTTCTTTGTCTCGTCAGACGTTGTTTTTTTAGCTCTAGCCATTTTGTTTTTTTATTAATGTAATAAGTTTATTTCTTGTTATATTTATATAATAGATAATAAAATTATAGGAATAATCAAGCATGAGTGAATATATTTTATCAGAAGATTTAGCTGTATGGTTTGGGAAGAAAAAAAAGAAAAAAGGTTCGTCTCAACCAAAAGGTCCGTGGGTCAACATTTGTAAGAAGAAAAAAGGTGGAGGACACCCCCCATGTGGACGTAGTGATGCAGATAAAGGGGCGTATCCTGTTTGTAGAGGTGCAGGTGTTGCGGGTAAGATGACACAAAAAGAAAAGGATTCTGCTTGTCGTAGAAAAAGGGAAAAAGAAAAAAAAGATACTCAAACAGGTAAAGGTCAAAAACCTACAAGAATTAAAGTGAAAAATTATAAAAAGAAAAACGAATCAATAGACAAATTAATTAAATTAGTCTTGGAAGATGAAATGGCGGATATTAATGTATCTGACCAAGCAGTTAAAAGTATATGTGATTCTGAAAAGTTTTGTAAAGCACAGGGACCTATTACTTTTGGACAATTAAGAAGTATCGTTGATGCCGCAATGAATAAAAGACTGTTTAAAAACGTGGGTGAAGGCGGTGTAAAGGCATTTCTTCGTTTATTACCGTGGTTTATACCACAAGTCGCCATTGGTGAATTTATTGCTTCAGCTATGAGGTCAGCCAATAAAGTATTGGGACCTTTATTAAAACAAACAAGTTCTTACAAATCTTGGTGGGCAAAATCTATTTTAAGGGTACTTGAATTAGCTGAGGGTAATATAAACCCTACAGACCCGTTTAGTAAAATATTTTTTGTTAGTGATGGTTTAATGAGTTTAATGAATAATAAAAGTAAATTAAAGTTTGCTTATTATATCTCTGAACTTGCATCAGAAAAACCTGATGATGAACCTGTACCTGAATATTTTGTAGAGAATGAATTGAGAAATTGGATTAATCAGAGATTTTTATTGGACCCACCATTAAAATCTAAAAATATCGATGACATTCAATCGCCGTTACAAATAAGTGAACCTATTGATGGTGAAGAGGAAATTGAATTAATTGAAAATGTTTTACGTAATTATGTAGTAAAAAAACAAGTAATATCGGAAGATTTACAATATCATTTTGACAATAAAATTTCATTAACTGAAAACGTTTTTAGGTACGGTAGTCCTAAATATTTTGATGTAATTAATGAAGCCCGTAAACTATATAATCAGGGATATACTAATTGGAGTGAGGAAGAGATAGAGTTATTAGAATCTGATAGAGGAAAGTTCTTCATATATAAAGGTGAAAGATTACCTCTTGATTTTCCGATGGTAAATGAACAATCCTTTAGTTGGGACGGTACATATGCAAATGAAGTCAATGAGAATACTGATAGTGATTTAAATTACAATATTTTATTGGGTTATGCGATGCAATTATCTAAGGAGTATTGGGAAGATAGTAATAAAGATATCGATATGATAGGGGCACTTAAAGAAGTAAAAATGTATTTTATGAATTTAAGAGATAATAAAACACCTAATACTTTATCTCAAAAAGCTGAAAAAGCTAAAGACACTATTGAAAAACTTGTTGGAGATTTATCTAATAGTACTTTATCTGAATTAGAAAAACTTGGTAAAAGTTTAAAGACATTAAGTGAAGCAGAATACAAAGGTAAAAAAGTTAGTCTAAACAAACCTAAATCGGGAGGACCTAAAAAATGGTATGTTTATGTTAAAAATCCTAAAACAGGTAAAGTTATAAAAGTCTCTTACGGGTCGCCTGTTATGACAGCCAAATGGAACGACCCAGGTGCCCGTAAATAATTCGCCGCTAGACATCAGTGTGCTAAGAAAAAAGATAAAACTAAAGCAGGTTATTGGGCTTGTAGAGCACATAAAGACTTCGGTAAAAATGTTTCAGGAAGATTTTGGTAATGGTATATTCAGACACACAAATATCATATAATAAAAAACGAAGAGTTTTTAGTGAGTCCGTAGACTCTAACGAGTTAAAATGGCATAAAGATGAGTATGACCGTATAATTTTTGTAGAATCAAATGATGGTTGGAAACTACAAATGGACGAAGAACTACCTCAGGACCTTCAGGTTGGACAAAAATACTTTATCAATAAAGAGAGTTACCACAGAGTAATTAAAGGGTCTGGTGACCTTAAAATAGTTATTATAGAGGACAATGATTATATAAGAGTACCTAAACCTGTAATTAATCAGATGAAAAAAGGATTATCATACTCTAAAAGGAGTAATAATTTTAGTAAATCCACACATCGTATTATTGAAAATGGTGTTATACATAAAAGTGAATTAATTAACTTTAAAAAGTTTTTTGATAGTAAGGTAAATAATATTACACTTAGAGAAGATTATAAGGGTCAACCTTATAAAGACTTAGAGTATGTACAATGGTTATTAAAAGGAGGGGATATAGGTTATAAGTGGGTAATATCTAAGACCACTTAATCCCAAGCTCTCGCTAAATCTTTAAAAGTATTTTGTTTAATTTTAATTGTGTATTTTGGATTAGAATACGCTTTGGGTTCACATAAGTAGAAATAATCAATCGCCCTTTCAATACAAGCAGCTTCAGTTTCCATTACGATTTTTTCTTTAGTACTTGTAGTTTTGACTAATTGGTAGGTTGTGTGTCGATACATTTTTTATGAATTATACTACAAATATAATAATTATTTTTTACCTGAACAATATTTTCCAGAACATCAT